AGATCAACAAAAACAACTGGAAGATAATATCTTAAAATTAAATTATAAGTCATTTACTCAAATTGTAATTTTGGGTAGTGCTTCTTTTGTGCCTTTTATGCAATTATCTACGGCACATCGTAGAGAAGTTGTAGAAGATTTACTAGATATTAAAATCTTTTCTGCAATGAATGCAGTCATTAAAGATAGAATTAAAAATACAAATGATAAAATTAAAGAACTTTCTTTGAAGCAATCTATGACCGAAGAAAAGGTTGAGATGCAAAAAGAATTTATTGAGAGTGTTGAGAAAAGTGGTAAAGAAAATATAGAAAAGAAAAAGGATAAAATAACTTCTATTGCCACTTATATTGACCAATTAACAGCAGAGAATGGACAAAAGGTGTTAGTGGTGTCAGAAACCTTTCAACCTCAATTGGAAGACCTTCTGGATGCATCTAAAAAATTAAAAAAACTTTCTAATTTGAAGGGCAAAATTTCTGAAAAAGTATCAAGTATTACAGAACAACATAAGTTTTTTAATAATAATTCGGTATGCCCCACTTGCACTCAAACAATTGAAGAAGATTTTAGGTTAAATAAAGTTAATGAATCTGAAACCAAAGCAAAGGAACTTCAGCAAGGTTATAATGAATTAAAAGAAGCAATTCAACAAGAGGAAAAAAGAGAACGTGAATTCAATGTCGTCTCAAAAGAAATCAATTCTTTAAACAATGAAATTTCTAACAATAATGTTAAAATTTCCCAACTTAATAAACAGTCAAGAGACCTGGGACAGGAAATTCAAGACATTGCCAACAAAATTAAAAATAGAAATGTTGAAAGAGAAGCATTAACTGAACTAGAACAATCTTTGAATTTGATTGAAATTGAAAAAGCAAATGAAAAAGAAAATATAACTTACTATGATTTTGCTAATTTTTTAATGAAAGATGGTGGTATTAAAAGTAAAATCATAAAACAATATTTGCCATTGATGAATAAGCAGATTAATAAGTATCTGCAGATGATGGATTTTTATATTAATTTTACTTTAGATGAAGAATTTAAAGAAAATATTAAATCTCCTATTCACGAAGACTTTACATATGAAAGTTTTAGTGAAGGTGAAAAAATGAGAATTAATCTTGCAATTCTGTTTACTTGGAGAGAAATTGCAAGAATGAAAAATTCAGTCAATACCAATCTTCTTATTTTGGATGAAGTTTTTGATAGTTCTTTGGATTTTATGGGAACAGATTATTTTACAAGAATTATTAAATATGTGATAAAAGATACTAATATATTTGTGATTTCACATAAGACAGACGAATTGATTGATAAGTTTGATAGAGTTATTAAATTTGAAAAGATCAAAGGATTTAGTAAAATGGTTGACTGACCTTTGGTTTTTTGGTATGATTGGTAAAAGTTGCTATGACTTTCTTTACTATGCTTGGACCTGAGGACGAAAAAAATTTCAATCAGTTTACAATGAAACTCGCAAAATCCCCTGTGAATATGCCTGAAAAAACAAATGCTAATGGTTTCTGGAAATACAACGAAGATAAAATCCTGAAACAACTTGAACAATATATTGCTGGTACTTATAGTCAGCATTATGTTGATAGGACTGGTGGTGGAACAGAACAGACCCTTGATAAGATTAAACACAATCGTCGTGAAGGATTTTGTGCTGGAAACATCACCAAGTATACTGACCGATATGATACTAAAGGAACTCCTCGTGCTGACTTGTTTAAAGTTTTGCACTATACTATTCTTTTGATCAATCATCTCAATCTCGTTGAAAATAAGTGAAAATTAAACCCCAAACTATGAAACTTTCTGAATCTACTATTACTATTCTAAAAAACTTTTCTTCAATCAATCAGTCGATTCTGGTTAAGGAGGGTTCCAAACTTCGCACAATTTCTGTGATGAAGAACATTCTTGCGGAAGCAGAAATTAAGGAAGAATTCCCAAAAAACTTTGCGATTTATGACCTTAACCAATTTCTAAATGGATTGGGACTACACCAAGACCCTGATCTTGACTTTGGAAATGATTCGCACGTTATTATTCGTGAAGGAAAACGTCGAGTAAAATATTTCTTTGCTGACCCAGAAGTGATTGTTTCTCCACCAGATAAAGAAATTACACTTCCATCTAGTGATGTTTGTTTTCAACTAGAGCATTCGCAACTTGATAAACTAATTAAAGCATCATCAGTTTATCAACTCCCAGATCTTTCTGCTGTTGGTGAAGCAGGTGTAATCCGTTTGGTTGTTCGTGATAAGAAGAATGATACTTCCAACGAGTACTCTATTGTAGTTGGTGAGACTGATAAAGAGTTCATCTTTAACTTCAAGGTAGAAAATATCAAGATTATTCCTGGTTCTTATGATGTAGTTGTGTCAGAAAAACTTCTGTCTAAATTCACAAATGAACGTTATAATTTGACTTATTATATTGCTTTGGAACCTGACTCCAATTTTTCCTGATTTTTAATTTTATATTATGAATATTTTTGTCGTCGATGAATGTCCTGTAATTTCTGCTGCGGCACTTCCTGACAAACACGTAGTGAAAATGCCCCTGGAAACCTGCCAAATGGTCTCCGTCATTTTTTCCAAGTGGTACTATGATTGGGGATACATTCCCAAGAAAGACGGTCTTCCATATAGCACAGAAAAGGGTGCCTTCCGCAATCATCCTTGTACTCAATGGGCAGCAAAATCCCACGAGAACCTTGCTTGGTTGATTCGGCACGGATTTGCTCTTTGTAATGAGTATCGGCATCGTTATGAAAAAGAACACTCTTGTATGAAAAGTCTTGAAGTTGCAGAGAATATCTTTGCTACTAAAAGTGGAAAAGAAATTTCCATCTACAAAAATGTGGTAGAATTTACGAGGGCAATGCCTGATGAGTATAAATTTGACACAAGCATTGACACTTTTACTGCTTACAAGATGTATATCGCATCCAAACCTTGGGTAAAGGACAACTATCTTCGTATTCCTCAGAGGCGTCCAGAATGGATATGAAAGCACTAAGGGTTGAAGTAAAAACAACGGTAAATATTCTCGTTGATGACGATGAAGATTACTGGGAAATAAAACAGAATGCGTTACACGCAATTCACGACAAAATCCACTTTCTTGAAAAGGATTCTTTTTATATAAATTATGATTGACGAAAACAAAATCAGTTTCACTAATGTTGAAAGTGTTATATTTCATATAAACCAAGAAACTCAAGGATATACTAAAAAGGGTTCTTTGGATATTACTTTATTTTGGGGAGGGGGATATCACAGATCTTTTTACATTTCCGCAAAGGGGAATGAATTAGTAATTCGTGAGGGGATGGGATATTGTCCCTACATTCCAGAAATATCTCTCCCTAAGGATAAACAAATTTTTGAATCAAAAGTAGGTTATAAAAAGAGACTAAATTATGACAAGTGAATGTAATGGAAGACTATTTTTTTCATCCTTCAAAAGAGTTGGACTCTTATCTTTATTCTATTTTTTTGGAATATGCTTCTGCTGAAGAATTAGAACGAGATACTCTACATATCCAAACAAATTGGCAGTTGGCAAAGCATTTTGATGATAATTGCAAAGAGTATAATGTTTGGTTTGTTGATGGGGTAGCAGTTACAAAACAACCAACCATTGTTGATAAAAAAATGATTAGACGGTATTATGATTGGGCAAATCCAAATAACCCTTTAAACGGGGCAATTATTCAACCAAATATTGAGGTATAATTAAATTATGACAAAAACACTAAGTAAAGAAGATTGGACTAAAATTACATCTTCTTTTGATATTATGAATCAAAAATTTCCATATGCCTTTGATGCAGAAGATGTTCCTACTTATAAACACACTTCAATCAAAGGAGTAAAAGAACAACTTCAAGAAGGATCAGTTGGTGGAGTTATTTTTTATATAGATTACCTGACTTTAGGTACAACTCCTAAAGTCAGTAAATGTAAAATCATTGAAGAATAAATTTTTGAGAAACTAAATTATGCGTGAAAATTTTTTGTGGGTGGAGAAATACCGTCCAAAGACAATTGAAGATTGTATTTTGCCTGATAATATCAAGAAGTCTTTTAAGGACTTTCTAAACAAGGGTGAAATTCCAAATTTGCTTCTTGCTGGACCTCCAGGAGTTGGTAAGACCACAGTAGCAAAGGCACTATGTAATGAGTTGGGAGTAGATTTTTATGTTATCAATGGATCTGATGAAGGACGATTTCTGGACACGGTACGGAACCAAGCAAAGAACTTTGCTTCGACCGTCTCACTTCAAGAAACTGGTAAACACAAAGTCATCATCATTGATGAGGCAGATAACACAGGAAACGACGTTCAACTCCTTTTACGGGCTAATATTGAGACGTTTTATAACAACTGTAGATTTATCTTCACCTGTAATTACAAAAACAAAATCATTGAACCTCTCCACTCCCGATGTGCAGTTGTTGAGTTCAGCATCAAGGGAAGAGAAAAGGCCCAGTTGGCAGGATCCTTCTTCAAGCGTTTACAAAACATCTTGGATGAAGAGAGCATCAAATATGATCCGAAAGTACTTGCCCAACTGATAAATTCTCATTTTCCTGATTGGAGGAGAGTTCTAAATGAGTGCCAAAGGTACTCTGTTGGTGGTGAAATAGATAGTGGAATTCTTGCGTCTTTTTCTGATGTTGCTGTAAATGACCTTATTACTCATCTCAAAACTAAAAACTTTTCTGAAGTCCGAAAGTGGGTGGTCTCCAACTTAGACAACGATCCTGGTGTTGTTCTTCGTAGGGTGTATGATGCCTGCTATGATTGTCTTTCACCCCAAACTATACCTGCTGCCGTTCTTATTGTTGCTAAGTATCAATATCAAATTGCGTTTGTGGCTGACCAAGAAATTAACCTTCTAGCAGCATTAACAGAAATTATGTGTGAGTGCAGTTTCAAATGAGACCTGAAACTAGAGAAGCAATGGAAATGCTTTTTAATGCTAAGTGGAATCTTCCAAAAGCAGCAGAATATTGTAATCTTACTAATAAAGAATGTAAGATTGTTTTTAACGAGTATTGTAATTTTCATCCTAAAACTTATACGAATGAAAATTGAATTGAAGGATTGGTTGAACTCGATCAATCAAAATAAAAAGAATATTATGGATGAAGACCCATCATCTATAAAGGAGTATGCTCCTTATATTATTAACAGATGTTTGTCGGGACATATTGATTGTTTGATGTATGCAAATGAGATGAATAAGTTTTCCTCATTAGATAAGAAACTTCAATATGATTTTTTTATAAATATAATCAGGAAAAAGAAGAGATTCTCTCCTTGGTTAAAACAAGAAAAAATTAAAGACCTTGAAATAGTCAAATCTTACTATGGTTATAGTAATGAGAAGGCAAAGCAAGCTTTGAGAATTTTAACAAAAAAACAACTCGATTTTATAAAATCAAAACTTGAAACTGGAGGAACAAAATGATTACTGAACCTGAAGTAAAATGGTCTCCTGACCAAATGATTGAAGTGTCTTTGAATGAACCTGATGATTTTCTTAAAGTTCGTGAAACTTTAACTCGCATTGGAGTTGCTTCACGAAAAGAAAAAAAGATTTATCAGTCTTGCCATATTCTACATAAACAGGGAAGATATTTTATTGTTCATTTTAAAGAATTGTTTGCACTTGATGGCAAACACGCAAATCTTACTGTGAATGATGTGCAACGTAGAAATCGTATTGTACAACTACTTTCTGATTGGGGACTAATAACTGTTATTTTTCCAGAAAAAGTTACTGATATTGCACCACTTAATCAGATCAAAGTTTTATCTTATAAAGATAAAGATGAATGGGAACTTGAAACCAAGTATAATATTGGTAAGAAAAAAGTTAAATCAGAAGAGGAAACCGAATAATAAAGTAGGGAGTTCAACACTCCCTTTTTTTGTAAAAGTGTTATAATTATATACAGACGCCTTCGGGGTCTACAAAACACAAACTCGCTTTAAAAAGGAGCTACCATAATGACTAACCTTGCAACTTCTAGGTTTACATCTGCGGATCTTCCTGCCCTAATGGATAGGATTACTCGCAATAGTATTGGAATGGACGAATATTTTGATCGTCTATTCAATCTTCACGAAACTACAAATAACTATCCACCCTACAATCTAATTCAGGTAAATAATGTAGAGTCTCATTTAGAGATTGCACTTGCAGGATTTAAGAGAGGAGAAGTAAATGTCTTCACAGAGTATGGAAAACTTTTTGTCGAAGGGCAAAAATCAGATACAGAATCGGATAGGACGTTTATCCACAAGGGTCTGGCTCAACGAAGTTTCAAAAGGGCATGGACTCTCTCCGACGACACAGAAGTCCGAGAAGTCACCTTTGAAGACGGACTACTTACCATTCGACTAGGAAAGATTGTTCCAGAACACCACAGCAGAAAAGAGTATCTATAAATACTTCTGAATATCGTTGCCGCAGGGAGGTAACTGGCAAAATCCAGTTGACACCTCCCTTTTTTATGCTATAATAATTAAAGGTATGAATGAATTATGACTATTAAACTAGCACTTTTAAAATCTGGCGAAGAAGTTATTTCTGATATTAAAGAATTTAGAGATCCTGATGATAATTTAGTATCTTATCTTTTTAAAAGTCCACATTACGTTAAATTATCTTCTTCTCAAGTATTAGTTGAAGGAGTGGAGCAGACAAAATATAATGCATCATTTTATAAATGGATGGCACTATCAAAAGATAATGATATTGTTGTTAATTATGATTGGGTAGTTTGTATTGTTGAACCAATTGATGAAATTAAAAAATCTTATGAGGAGAAATTGAATGGAACAGGAACAGGAAATGGCGGAAATGGAATCGGAGATTCTGACGCAAGTAATAGTCTTACTGAATCAGTCAATTTT